CGCGCTGAGCTGCACGCCGCGGTGCAACGCCCGGCGCTGGCGGGCGATCGGCAAGCTAGCGGGAACGCACGGCTACGTCGGCGGACAGTTCAAGCGGTTTGCCTGATGGCACGGTTAGACACCGGCTGGCATATGCACCCGAAGATTCTCGGGCTGGGTCTGGCGGCTATGGGCCTGCATGCATGGTCGATCAGTTACTGCGACGCATCGCGCTCGGACGGGTTCATTCCGGTGGGGTCATGGCCGGCCCTCCCAGGAGTGAAAAGTGCCGTAAACACTTTGTTAAAGGCAGGTCTGTGGGAGCGCCGGGATGGTGGCTTCGAAGTGCATGACTATCTGGCCTATAACCGGTCAAAAGCCTCAATCGAGAGGGACCTGGCAAACAAGATTGCGGCGGGGGTAGCAGGTGGTCAAGCATCTGCTCAAGCACGTGCTCAAGCAAACGGGCAGCAGACAGCCAAGCAAACGCTCAAGCAGAATCCAACACCCGTTCCCGGTCCCTTAGTTAACTCCGTTTCTAGTGAGTTAAATCCGGCTGGCCGGCCTGGCTGGCTACCCGCGCGCGCCCGCACGCGCGAGGACACCGACCCGAAACTCCTCGCTGAACACCTCGAGCTCATGGCCAGGGACCGCGCCAGCCGGGCCGGGCCAAGCCAGCCAGATTCAAAAAATCCTCAGATGAACGGGGGGACGAATTGACGGTGCTGACCGTCGATGACGCCAAGGCGATCGCGGCACGCTGGCGCGAGCAATTCATCGACGAGGGGGCGTTCGATGCGTCCTGGACGCGCTACTTCGAGACGGCCACGGTGCCTGACGTACAGCGCCTCGAGGCATGGCTGGCCAAGGACCAGGCTAAAGACGCCGTGGTCCACGCCGGCATCGTGAAAGAACCGCTGCTGCCGGTGCGCCAACGCTTCGCCGTCGGCGACGAGGCCGACTGTGAACTGTGCAAGGGCAAACGCTACGTGCGTCGCGATCTGGACGTTGGCCACCCCGACTTTGGCAAGGCGATCCGTTGCCCAAAGTGCGCTCGATGACGAACGACTCACAACTGTCGGAATCCAACGTGACCGACCGACTGAAGATCGGCGACCAGGTGCGTCTGCGGCACCGTGGTGGCGCTGTCTATCGCGTCTATCGCATCACCGACGTCGTGGCCGAGCCGAGCGCGACGCACCGGCTCTTCCGACTCGAAACGTCCGATGGCGCGAGCCGCACGGCCTGGGAAGACGCGCTGGTGCCAGTCACACCCCCAACTCGTGCGCCACAATGACGCGCGGTGTTGCTCATCCGGACGAATTGCGCGCCGAAGTTATCGGCGCCGTGGTGGCCGGCGCGTCGATTACCGAAGCGGCCGCTCGCTTCAATCTCGACAAGGGTCTGATCTCGCGATGGGTGCAGGCCGCAGGTTTGCAACTGGTTGCAACCAAAAAAGTCGATGCCGACACCGACCTGATCATGGGGTATTTCCGAGCCGCGTTGCGCGCTATGACCTCGCAGGCCGAGGTCTTCGGTGACCCCGTCTACTGCCGCGGACAAGACGCCGACAAGCTCGCCATTGCCCACGGTGTTCTCGGCGATAAGCTCGCTGGCATCGCCGCAACAGCGCAAGCGCTCGGCCTCATTGGGTTGGCGCCAGACGCTCAACCAGCGCTCGAAGCTGGATCTGCCGGAGCCGCACCAAGCCCAGGCGAAGATGATCGCTGAGGCCCATCGTTTCAACGTTGCCGCGTGCGGTCGCCAGATTGGCAAGACGACGCTCGGCATTGAGCGCATCGCGCGGGCCGCGGCGTACGAGCACTGGCCGTGCGCGTGGATGGCGCCGACCTACAAGTACCTCGACGAGGTGTGGCGTGCGTTGCGTGTGGTGCTTGAGCCGCTCACGGTTGACAAGAGCGAGCAGCAAAAGCGCCTTGCCTTGCGCGGTGGCGGCTCGGTTGAGTGCTGGTCGCTCGACGACCCGGATGCAGCGCGCGGGCGCAAGTATCGACGTGTGGTGATCGACGAGGCAGCGCTCGTGCGCGACCTGGAGACCGTGTGGCAGGCCAGCATCCGCCCCACCTTGAGCGTGCTCGAGGGCGATGCGTGGCTGCTCAGCACGCCCAAGGGCCTTGACTATTTCCACCGGCTCTACCAGTACGGCCAGGACCCGCTCGAGCCGGAGTGGGCGTCCTGGCAACTGCCCTCGAGCGCGTCGCCGTACATCAGCGCTGCGGAGATCGACGCCGCGCGGCACGAGTTGCCCGAACGCATCTTCGCCCAGGAATTTCTCGCGCAGTTCATCCAACTCGAGGGTGCCGGCGTCTTCCGCGGCGTGCACAGCGTGGCGCGGCTCGAGCCACGCGGGCCCGAACGCGGCCACCAGTACGTCATGGGCGTGGACTGGGCGCGCAGCGACGACTTCACGGTCGTGAGCGTCATCGACGCGTCGTTGCAGCAGCAGGTCCTGGTGGATCGGTTCTCGAAGATCGAGTACGAGCTGCAGACCGAGCGATTGCACAAGCTCGCGTCGGTCTACAAGCCGCAGCAGATCCTGGCCGAGTCGAACGCGATGGGCCTACCGATCGTCGAACGGTTACAGCGCGGTTACCGCACGGTGCTCGGCGACCAGCGGCCGGCACTGCCGATCCTGCCGTTCGTCACCACCAACGCGACCAAGGCGGCGGCGATCATCGACCTGAGCGTGGCCATCGAGAACGGCACGCTGACGCTGCTCGACGACCCGGTCCAAACCGCCGAACTTTTGAGTTTCGAGAGCACCGTGCTACCGAGCGGCATCCTGCGCTACGCGGCACCGCCGGGTGGCCACGACGACTGTGTGATTGCACTCGCGCTCGCGTACCAGGCGGCCAAGGTCGAGCCGGCGATCGCGCGCACGCACTATCGGTTTGCGCGGTGAGCACGCTGCCGCGCTGGCTTGAATCGCTCGCACCGCTCGAGCAGCGTCGCGCCAGCAAAACGCGTCCGCTCGGCGGTGCCGTCTCGGTCAGTCCCGTCGGCATTCCGGCGAGCCTCAAGAATCGCCACCAGTGGGCGCTCTGGCGCTACACGACCGACCGCGCGGGCCGCACCAGCAAGCCGCCGATGCAACCCGATGGCACCCCGGCCGATGGCGCCAACCCTGGTACGTGGTCCAGCTTCCACGAGTGCTTCGACGCCTACCGCGCGGATGAGAGCGACTGGGATGGGCTGAGCTACGCGCTCGTCGAAGCGCAGGGCGTGCTCGCGTTCGACCTGGACCACCTGCGCGAGCACCAGCAGCGTGACGAACAGATCATCCAGGCGCTCAACTCGTACACCGAGTGGTCGCCCAGCGGGGACGGTGTGCACGTGTGGCTGCTCGGCCACCTGCCTGAGGGTCGCCGGCGGCGTGATGACGTCGAGATTTACTCGCGGCGACGGTTCCTGAGCGTGACCGGGCAACTCTACCCCGGTGCACCGGCGACCATGCGCTCGAGTCCGCAGCTCAACGCGGTGTGGCAGCGGTGGGTGCAGCAGGACGGTTGAGCGAGCGCTACACTAGCGCCGGCGCGTAACGCATGGAAACGCATCGGTGAGCGTCGGCAAAGTCGTCACCAAGGCCGACTACGACTCGAAGAGCGGCGACCTGGCGCAGCAGATCAACCAGTGGGCCGAGTCGGCGGCGAACCTCGCGAGCAACGTGGGCACGATGACCGACCCCGACCTGGTCAATCTCGGCTACACCCAGGACGATGTCGTGCTGCTGCGGACGTGCGTCGCCGACATGCACAAGCTGGCGCAGGTCTATCTGGGTGAGATCGAGCAGACGCCGGCGTACGACTTCCGCAGCTTCCTCAACCGCATCTCGGGCTTGAGCGAGGGCTAGCGCGTGGCCGAGCGTGCGCTCAAGGCGCCCGACTCGCATTACCTGACCAGTCTCAGGACCGAGCTCGGCGACCTGTACCTCGACCAGGATCACGACATCGACAACCAGCGCGACATGCGCGAGATGCGCGTGCCGGCGCTCGCCGAGGCCGACAAGGACTACGTGCTCGTGCACGTCGACCCGCGCGACCCGTCGGTCACCGAAGAGGCGTTCCAGCAATCGGCCATTCTGACCCTCGAGCGGCCCACCATCAGCATCATCGCCGGCGAATCGGACACCCAGCAGACGCTCGCGACCGACCGCGAGCACTGGACCGAAGAGGTGCTGTGGCGGTGCGGCACGCGCGAGCCGGGCTCAGACACGATGGCCCAGGTGACCGACGCTGCGCTGAACGACGGCGGCGGTTGGTCGAAGATCCTGTGGGCGTCCGACCTGTGGTCCGAGCGCTATCGCATCAAGGCGCCGGCCAACGAGAGCGACACGCGCGCCTACGTCGAGTATGACAAGCAGACCGAAGAGGCCAAGAAGAAGGCCGGTCCGCCGTTCGCGTGGTGCTATGTCGACCCGCGCGCGATCTACCCGGTCTGGTCGGGTGGCGAACTATGCGAGGTGCTCGAGGTCAACATACGGCCGCTGCGCTCGACGTTCCGCAAATACCGCCTGGGGCGCGACAACGACGGCAATATCGTGCCCGAGGAGCTCGGCCAGCCAGAGAACGAGATCCAGGGCGCGCGCTTGAACGTCTCGACGGTCGACTTCCTCGAGCACTGGGACGAGACGTGGGTTAGCTACGCCGTGATGGGCCGCAACTACAAGGGCGAGCCGAGCGGGC